GAAGAAGCTTGGACATATACATCGTCACACTTCCCTGTCAATGATGAGATAGTTGGGTGGCTTAATGAACGTAAGAAGGAGCTCACAAAGCAATGAAAGTAGATTATATAGAACACATGGGAACTGATGAGCGAGTGGCTGATGCCGCTAGAGTATCTTTTGATAAAGAGTCACATCATTACACAGAGGAGCAGAATGATAAGCTGCTAGGTTACCTCGCTAAACATGGGCACTGGACACCATTCAGTCACCCACAGATAACACTTAGGTATACAGTGCCTATCTTCGTAGCACGACAGGAGTTCAAGCACATCGTAGGCTTCACCCGTAATGAGGTAAGCCGTAGGTATGTTGATGATACACCTGAGTTCTATGTGCCAGAGGTATGGCGTAGTAGGCCAGAGGGTAGCGTTAAGCAAGGTAGTGGTACTGGTGAGATACTAGACTACCGTGTTGAGTGTGGTTGGAACGGTGACTTCATTGAGCCTGTAAAGGAAGGATATGAGTATTATATTAATGCGTCTAAAAAGTTTTATGGGGAGTTACTAATGGCTGGGGTAGCCCCTGAACAAGCCCGTATGGTCTTACCTCAGTCCATGTACACCTCGTACTACCTCACAGGTTCTCTGGCAGCCTTTGCACGTATGGTTAAGCAACGTACAGACCCCCATGCTCAAGTAGAGATACAAGAGCTGGCTAAGATGGTAGATACTTTGATTAAACCCTTATTCCCAGTATCATGGGGAGCATTAGTAGGTACAGACGAATGAATGAACTAGAAGGGGTAGTAAATTATGACTAAGTACAGAAAGAAACCAGTAGTGATTGATGCTGTTATATGGGATGGTAGTGCAGTTAAGATGGAAGCATTCCTACATACAGACTGGGGCATTGCTAATGATAAGGATGATCTAGTTATATTCACACTGGAAGGTGATATGTTTGCAAGCATTGGTGACTACATTATCAAAGGTGTACAGGGTGAGTTCTACCCATGTAAACCTGACATATTTGCATTGACCTATGAGGAGGTTGGTTATGAACGTAAGGGTAGTAAATTATGAATAACATTAATATTGTAGGAGAAGTAATATGGGGTATGTATTTGGGTTTGGTTTTATAGTTTGGCTAGTAGCAGCATGGATCACTCATGTGATAGTGTGTCTGTCAACAGCAGCATGGGGTTTCTTAATAGCAGGAGCACTATTGATCCCTATTGCAGTAGTCCACGGAACATGGGTCTGGTTCACATAGGTTTTTATGTACCTTGACCTCTAGGGTACTCTCTAGCTCTTTTAAGTACCTTATAGAACCTTAATAAACAGGAGTACCCAATATGAAGAAGCACGTTAAGTACGTGGAAGGAACAGTTAAGCTGGAGAACCTTACCAAGAAGCCAAAGATCGCTATCACAGAGTCCTCACTTGCAAACCTTAAGCCCCGTTGGGATAAGGATCATATGAAGATGATGAATGTGAAGTCCACAGAGAAGCGTAGGTCGAATAAAGAGGCCCGTGAGAAGATGAAGGAAACTGTTGAGATCCTTAAGTACTTATCAGATGGTGTCATTGCAGACATGCCCACAGGTCTTACTGTGATGCAGATTATGATGCTACGTGCTATTCAAGATGGTGACCCTGCAGAAGCCGCAAAGCTTGCAGCAACTATTGCTGAATACCAACAGCCTAAACTTCAACGCACTGAGAATATCAACACCAACATCAACTTAGAAGACTTGACAGATGAAGAGTTAGCACAACAGCTAGCAATCATCAATGAACCAGTCATGAATAGGATCAAAGATATTGAAGGTGAACTAAGCGATGACTAGCTATAACGACATAACTGGTGATGCACTTACATCTAAGAGTAACACTGAGAACTTCCGTGATAACTATGACAGGATCTTTAAGTCTAAGCCTGCAAAAGAGCCAACTAAACCAGAGAAGAAGGTCAAGAAAGGCTGATGCGTCAGTCCTTCAATGAATTCATCAAAGGTGCAATGCTGGTGTTAGTCACAGCACTACCTGCCACTATGGCACTAATTATTATAGTAAGGATTTATACTAATGAACACTAAAACAATAGAAGTCAATGAGGCGTACTTCAACGCGATTCAAAGAGACAGTGAGTTCTTAGAGATTCTTGACAGCCAATGTGTATACCTATGGTCTGGGTATAACGAAGCAGTCAAGATCCATGAGGAGTACCTTGAAGACTTAGAAGACGATGGTGAGGAGTATTAATCGTGAGTATTGTGATTTCACTATACGATTACACAGGTGTCGCAGTCAGACCTTGGGCAGAAGCAGGGCATACTTGCCTATGCTATGATATCCAACATGAAGGATCTAAGGTAGAGCTTATTACAGGTGGTGGCTCTATACACTACCTCAAAGCAGACCTATATAACGTTGAGACTAATGTGCTTCTACACGAAACATACTTAGGTGAAGATGTTATATTTGCTATGGCGTTCCCTGTATGTACCGACTTGGCAGTCTCAGGTGCTGCATGGTTCAAGTCTAAAGCAGAGAAAGACCCCGAGTTCCAAAATAAAGCTGTTCAGAATGCAAGAAGGTGTTCACAGATGTTCAGGAGCTGGGGTGTGCCTTTCTACATAGAGAACCCAGTATCCGTTCTGGCCACCAAATGGCGTAAGCCTGACCACATGTTCCACCCATATGAATACGGTGGTTACATAAAGAAAGGTGAAGAAGTGCACCCACTGTACCCAGACTATATAGCCCCCTCAGATGCCTACTCCAAGAAGACTTGTCTTTGGACTGGCAAAGGCTTCAAGATGCCTGTAAAGGATCCTGTAGACTGTCAGAACTATGGCAGCAGCACTCAACATGCCAAGCTAGGTGGTAAATCCTTAAAAACTAAGAACATACGCAGTGCAACCCCAAGGGGGTTCGCAGAGGCTGTGTACCAAGCTAACAGTGGAGATTAAGATGGACAAATTAGAACCAACATGGTCAAGTATGGACTCAGTAGCTGATTATGAAGCTAAGTCAGCCTTTGAGCCAATTGACGAGCGGTATGTGGAAAGGAAGGTAAATGAGACAGCTATTGAATCTCAAGTAGCCGGTAACCACTACAAGACACTTGGTATTCAACCAATTGAGATCACCTTTGCAAACTTCGGTTATGCTGGTATCAAACACGCCTGCTACACCAAGGTGAACAAGTACCTTACACGAGAGAAGGGTGAACATCGTGAGAACATTGAGAAAGCTATTCATTGTTTGCAGATGCAACTAGAGTTTTATGACCGAGGTGACAGTAAATGATTAAGATGTTAACAGGAGCACACTGCTCCGCATGTACTATGTTGAAGAAACGACTAGACGCTGAGGAGTTAGTCTATGAAACCGTAGATGTTGAAAGTGAAGAAGGTATGTCACTGGCTAAGTCGTTAGGTGTACGTCATATACCAGTACTTGTAAAGTTAGTTGAAGGTAAAGTTAAGGATACTCTTACAGGAGCATCATACCCAACCACTAAGTATAAGGAGTTCTTCAGTTGATAGGAATGATAATAGATATTGTATGGTTAGCATCAGCACTGGCAGTATTAGCCTCGGTAGTGTTATTCATACTAAACCCTGTGTACGCTTTCTGGATCGAGAATAAGTACCACATCGATCTTGAAAGTGAACTATACCAAGCCGTATCTGAAGCTGTTGAAGAAGCAGTGGCAGATGGATCCTCAGTAAAAGTACAACTACTAGTTGGAGAACCCCCAATTGAAGAAGCCTCAAAAGAAAAAGAAAGTACCAAGTAATTCATTGGGCCTGCAGGCCTTATCACAGAATCAATCACACTACATAAACTCAATAGATGACAACGTAGTGTCAGTAGGTACAGGCTTTGCAGGTTCAGGTAAGACATATATTGCATCTACATGTGCTGCTCAATTTATGATTGACAACAGAGACAGCCGTATAGTCTTATGCCGACCTAACGTTTCCGATTCAAAGTCCATTGGTTTCCTCCCCGGAGAAGAACTAGATAAGATGGCACCTTGGATCACCCCTTACACCGATATATTACGTAAGCATCTTAATGGTAACTTCGAGAAGGCGTTACAGGATGGTAGTATTCAGGTGGTTCCATTTGAATACATGCAGGGCAGAACCTTTGATAACTCCTTTGTTATCTTAGATGAAGCACAGCACACCACACCTAAAGAGATCGAGATGTTCCTGAAGCGTATCGGTAAAGACTCTAAAGTTGTTATCTGCGGTGACATCCCTCAGGCACGTTTAGGTGCCAAGTCTGGACTTAAGCTACTTATTGATATGCACAAAGATACAGCACTGCCAGAGGTATCAGCTAACATCGGTGTGACTGACTTCAATAATCCAGATGATATCGTAAGATCAATCTTCTGCAGAGAAATAACCAAAGCCTTTGACAGGCACTACGCAATGGGCGGTTAACAATATGGTATTTGATACAAAGACATGGCTTAATGCTATCGTAATAAACTATAACGAGGGTCAACCCTTACTACTACAGTATGTTCTTGACGATGAAGAACTAAACAACTTAACAAAGCTTATAGATGCTCTGTCTCAACTGAGAATAGATGAAGCTATAGCCGACCGTACATTGAAAGGTGGTAGCTGATGTTTGATCTGAGAAATATGCAAGACCGTGGGGGCAGTGTGTTCACCTTTGTAGGTTCCCCACCACTATCATGCTTAACAAGCGACACTAACTGGGGCACTAATCCATGCTGTGAGGTAGTGCTAAACCGCAACTCATTCTTTAATCCACTAAGAGAGTTACACCTCCCTAAAGCCCAACCACAAGGAACCCTAATCAGTGAACAAGTCAAATGAAATCCTATCAGATATAACCATCTTCTCAAAGTACGCCAAGTATATACCCAAAGAATCCCGAAGGGAGTCATGGCATGAGTTGGTTTCACGAAACAAAGAAATGCACCAACGTAAGTACCCTCAGCTCTTTGATGAGATTGAAGGTGCTTATTCCTTCGTATATGACAAGAAGTCACTTCCTTCAATGCGTTCGCTACAGTTTGGTGGGACTCCTATTGAGCTTGCCCCTAATCGTATCTATAACTGCGCTTACCTACCTGTTGAGGACGTAGAAGCGTTCTCTGAGACTATGTTTCTGCTACTTGGTGGAACAGGCGTAGGCTATTCAGTGCAACGTCACCACATCCGTAAGCTCCCTGAGGTCGTAGGACCTAAGAAGCGTACCCGTAGATTCCTTGTATCAGATAATATTGAGGGTTGGGCAGATGCTATTAAGGTGTTGGTTGAGGCGTACTTCAAAGGTGTGATGGATGTTGACCTTGATTACCGTGATGTACGCCCTAAAGGTGCACGTTTAATAACAACAGGAGGCAAAGCACCGGGACCTCAACCATTAAAAGACTGTATTCACCACATTCGTGGTGTCCTTGATGCTTCAATTGGCCGACAACTGACGTCTTTGGAGGTGCACGACATCATGTGTTACATCGCTGATGCGGTATTGACAGGTGGAATCCGAAGAGCAGCTATGATCTCCTTATTCTCTATGGATGATGATGATATGCTAGGCTGTAAAGCAGGTGAATGGTACATTGCCAACCCACAACGTGGACGATCTAACAACTCAGCAGTAATGCTACGTCATAAGATCACCTCAGGTGAGTTCCAGAAGCTGTGGAAACGTGTGGAGCTGTCAGGTTCAGGTGAGCCCGGAGTATACTTTACTAATGACAAAGACTGGGGGACCAATCCATGTTGTGAGATAGCATTACGTCCATACCAATTCTGCAATTTGTGTGAGCTAAACGTATCAGATATCACATCTCAATCAGATCTTAACGAAAGAGCCAAAGCAGCAGCCTTTATCGGAACATTGCAAGCTGGTTACACAGACTTCCACTACTTACGGGATATCTGGCGTGAGACTACTGAGAAAGATGCACTGATCGGTGTAGGTATGACAGGCATTGGCTCTGGTGTAATCTTAAACTATGACTTAAATGAGGCAGCAAATGAAGTGGTTAAAGAAAATAAAAGAGTTTCTCATATTATGGGGATCAATCCTGCTGCTCGTTGTACTACTGTTAAGCCTAGCGGCACTAGTAGCTGTGTTCTGGGTAGTTCTTCCGGTATTCACGCTTGGCATAATGATTATTACATACGCCGACAACGTATCGGGAAGAATGAAGCGTTATACCAATACTTTCTGGAAAACCACCCTGAACTTGTTGAAGACGAGTATTTCAATCCACAATCGCAAGCAGTAATAGAGATCCCACAGAAAGCACCCGAAGGGTCCATACTACGAACTGAGAGTCCTATTGAATTACTGGACAGAGTACGTAGGTTCAACACTGAATGGGTAGCCTCAGGTCACATAGAGGGTCAGAATGCACATAACGTTTCATGTACTATCTCTGTTCGTGATGATGAATGGGAGCTTGTAGGTGAATGGATGTGGAAGAACCGTAATACCTTCAACGGTATTGCAGTGTTACCCTACAACGGTGGTACTTATATTCAAGCACCATTTGAGGATATCACAGAAGAACGTTACAACATGATGGAGAGCTCACTAACAGCAATAAACCTAGGTAATATCATTGAGTCTGCAGATGAGACTGATTTGAGTGCTGAAGTTGCATGTGGCGGTGGTGGCTGCGAAGTACCTTAATATCTAACTGAACCTGATCATAGTTCCTATAAACTGATCATTAGTCTTTGGAGGACTACAATATGAGTAAGAAACTAATATGGGATTTAGAAACCAACGGACTTATCCCAGAGGTTGACACAATCTGGTG